AAGCATCATTTCACAAACAACACAGGAATACAACAAAAATTGCGAAAGGAACCGAGTCTGGCCCGGTTGGAGTTGGAGCAGAGTTAATAATTACAGCATCAGCAGAACCTATAGTTTCTGGGGATGATAATCACAGATTCAGCTTAACAGATGCAGATGGAGTAACAACAATATTTAGAATTACCAGCGGAAACCCCACTTTTACGCATCTTAATAATACTGGATCTTATACCCCTGGCTCCACTACAGATTTTTACTACACTGATTTAACAACGGCAGACACAGTAAGAGACTCGCTCGTACTTAAGATCAATGCGATGAATCCACCTAGTTTCACAGCATCAGCAAGCGGATCAATTTTTCTAATCTTAACTCAAAATAAAGCTGGGCCAAGCGGTAACACGACAGTTGAATTTCCAGATGGATCAATAAGTTTAGGTTTTGGTTCTAGTAATTCGTTCACAGGTGGAATCAACGCCCCAACAAGCAGACACGATAACATGCACTTCAACACTCCGATTCCCGCTTCTGACTTTCAATACTCTTGGATCAATGCAGCCATCAGTGGATCGAATTGGGAAGCAAGTCAAAGCGTTTTAACTCATGCGCCGAGAAGTGGTATTATAAGCTCTTCAGCCGGTATTGATTCAGCGATCAACTTTCCAACAATATCTGATGTGGAATGCGAGGCATGCGCCGAAGACTTTAGTCTTAGCTTGACGGTTAAATACACACTTTCTGGAGATGGCGCCACACAAGAAGTTGCATCAGATGGATCAACTATATTCGTGAAAGCTGAGAACGACGCCTATGAACCAGGTGGAGTTTGGCAAGGCAACATACACCTTACTGAGATTGCAGGAAGTTATTCAGGATGCTGTACAGATCCACTAGAGTACAAGGTTACTTTAACATCCGGAAGTGCAACCGTCACATATGGATATGGTTCTGACCAAACTCCAATTCCTTCTGGTGCTATTGTTCATGAAAGTGAAGAAGACAATGCGAAAGTCGATGCAGTATTCTTTGTAAGAGATTGTGAAGGAAATGAAGTATCTTCTTCTGTAACCTTTGATCAGGCAAAATTAGATACTTCACCATAATGAACTATTTACTTTAAAAAAGGGTGTTAAATGACAACTTATAAAGATTTTCTCGGAGTAAATATTTGTATTTATGATCCGATTCTAACAGATACTGGTGCAGTTGGAGGCAATACATTAGGCTATGTTACTGGCGGAATCTATAGGTATACTAATACTGCGAACAATGGAAATGTTTCGAACTTAACTGAACATACTACGCCACAAACTATGGTGCTTTTAAATCTTCATCGCAACGGTCCATTTGGATATCCAATGTGGAAACAAACGCGAGTCTCTCAAAATCACTTGTCGAGAGCACACCGACTAACAAACACTTTCACATATGTGCAAGAGCCGGGTGCAAAAATCGGAGACAAACAAGCAAGATACGGAGACATCGTAAATCTTACGGAACCTGTGATTGCCCAAAACCTTCCGATCTCAGTTATTGGAGAAGTCTCGTTATATAACGATCAGCTCGGTGTTTTCAGGATGAAGCCTGTAGAGCTTAAAACGGCATTCAATAACGAAACAGAATTTTTTGCGAACAAACAAGCAAATGAATACTTCAACACTGTTTTAGAAACAGATGATAACTATGAAGCTCTGATCGAAATGTATTTGGATGGAGGGCTTGAAGATGAAGGTTCAATGCTTGACTCGTTTTCACTTTTTACTTATCGACAGACCATATGGCCGAAAGCTCAATATGCATATCTAGACGATACAAGATCTCGCAATCATTTTGTAAATACTTTTTGGAGATCTAACAGAACAGATAGGACACAACTAAATGTTGATAACGGATTTAGCGTTACTGTACCGTCACAATCAATGTGGCCACTGGATGCTAGAGAAGATTTCGCAACCAGAACAATGCCAACAATTAATACCTCCAGTTTTGCTGATGATGAGGTTTCTACGTACGATATCGGAGGAAAAAGCAGTGATAATGCCGAGTCTGGACCTGGTATTTTGCAAAACAGATACTCTTCTTTCACTAACGGAGGCAGGTTTTTTAGAACAACTGGTGCTCCTATTTTATTTCCCACTATTGGTTTTCCGTTCACCGCCTCAATAGATAATCTACTCACTTCTTCTGCTGTGTATTCTAGACTTCACACATTGAAAAATTACTATTCACCGATTAACCCAAGTGGACCCAAATTACATACGACTCAAGAACTAAAAGCAGATTTTGAAGATTCGACAGCGACAGCTAATACCAATGCTGCTTTCTTTTCAAACCACACTGCTTCAATTTTTAACGGTACTGCTTTTTGGGATGCTCCTAGACAATCCGGTAAAGAGCCATTTTATGATTCATACTCACTATTTTCTGAAGAAACTAGAAGAAAAGGCAAGGGCTTTACAAAAATACCTGAATTTAGAATTAGCAACCACGTTGAGTTTTATTTGAACAATTCTCTTGAAACAGAGCTTGAAGACATATTTGAAATTTCCGGAGCCCTAGGGCAAGAAAACGCCACAACAAGCACAAATAATTTTTACAAAATATTATCCAATTCTGATTTTCTCAAACATTTTGATGTGGTCAAATCAGATCACAAAGATTTAGCACAAGAAAGTATAATTAAAATTAAATGTAAGGCTATCAAAAAATTATTGCCTTACAAGGGATTTTATCCTGCAGATCGATGTGTCCAATTATCGCAACAATTCTATGCCAGTTATAAAGATGGAATAAATCCACCGAGACCGCTAAATTTAGGTAAAATTAATAATGCTATTACCATGGCCGATTTTGATCAATTTGCAACTAAGCCTCTCATAGAGCCACTTTTCTCACCAGGAATCTTATTTAACACCATTAAATCAGGCGTAGCCGTTGACTGGCCAGTAATCTTTGGAGACGACTATATTTCAGAAAGTTTTATATTTGACGAAGACAACGAGCTCGGTATCGCCGCTGGAAGCGTTGATTTTTCAACAAGAGTTTTAGCTAATGAATGGGGGCAAAACGAAATGTACACCCACTTGGGAGGTACAACATATCAAACTATAAGAAACAACGTTTTACTTGGACACACCAGAAATTCGTCTACACCAGGCGACTATCAGTCAATTTACACTACAAGAATACCATTTGAGGCACTAGTGGATCCCGCTCCCTATTTATCCAATAAATCATTGGTACTACAAGAACCTCATCCTTTTGCGATTGGAGAAACTACTCTTAAGACCAGATGGACAGGTCTTGGAGACCCTTTGTACAAAAAAATGATGTCCAACTTCCTAGCAGAAGTTCCAGACTTTTATCTAAAAGATGAGGGAATGCGAACTATTTCTTCACTGGAGGAGCAAAGCCCAGAATTTGGAAATGCTGTATCAGGTACTTTTTATTTGATGCGCGTTAAAATGACGAAAAGTAGAAACAAAGCAAATCAGCTAATTGGAGGCTATAACGGCATCCAGCTAACTCCACCACAAGATGTCGTTGATCAATCCGGTCAACCTGGGACCTCCCCCGGTGATGGGGATGATAAATTTACAGTTAGAGAAACCTTGACGATGTATTCAAGACCTACGGCTTTTGGGCCACCTGTTATTGGCGACGGTAAATCTATGCCTAGTGAAATATCGGGGACCACTAATAATGGAGGACTAGAATTTCACCTTGGGTCCTCGTGGGGATATAATTTCCCTTACACTCCTCCATATTACCACGGTGAATCTTGGTGTGATTTAATCTTTTATGCGAACGAAACAAAAAAATACAGTCTAGAAGAAATTATGTCTCAGTGCAGAGAATTCCCATATTATACTAGATACTGGTCTCCTTCTCACCAAGATGCAATGAGAGATTTGACTGGATACACTGGGAGCACCAGTACAGGTGTCTACAGCAATTACGCCTCTAGTAGTGACCAATATCCACCTTGGATTCGAATGATAACAGAACAAAGTGTATATTACGACACAGCCTCTTCAACGACGGACATTAGAGGACTAGATGATAATAATGCTACTGATTGGCGATCCAAAGACGATCTATTTGATGATAGTACGAAAAAATTTTATTGGAGCAGGCCGCGCGAAAACTCGTTGTTGCTGGAGGAGCGAGCCCCATTTTGGATACAAACTGGCCCACAGAGCCCATACCATGTTAATAATAACGCAATGCAGCTTAGCTCATCTGTAAATATTTTTGGCAAAGGAACAGTTAAGACAATTAGGTCTAGAACGAATGGGCAAGCAACGGAAGTAGCGTCCGGAGATACTGTAAAAGGTAAGACTCGATGGATTATTCAACCAAAGTTCGAGACACCAATTTTAAACTTCAATAGATTTGATCAATTAAAAGAATATAAGAATGAGGGCGGGGCCCTTGTCCTGGGTTCAAGAGAATTCCTTGATCCCGTCAGGGAAACGTGTACTACCCCTACATTTGGAAAATCTCAAGTTCCTAGAGGAATGTGGCATCAATACGGAGATCTACCAAAAGAAAATGAAGGAATTTATCTACAAGTCTCAGATGTCCCAGATACATGGCTAAGAGGTGCACTGGGGGTAAGAAGAAATTCTAAGAAAATTAAATCATTGGCTGATCTTGTCGGATTTAGTAAAGAAGAAGTTCGACTAGGAGAAGTTGCTAATGTTAAAGAAATTTCCGAAGCAGTTGTCGCGGTTCCATTTATTGAAAAAGACGGAACTCGCAAATTCTTTTCAATACCTCGTAAAGATATTGACTCTTGCATAGGAGCTGTAAAAAGGGAAATTGATCCTGATACTTTTGTAGAGGGGGACGCACCAAAAGCTGGAAATTCTGTTTTCCAAATGGTAAAGAATATGCAGAAGTATGTGTTCCCACCTTCAATGGACTTTGTACGCTATAAACAAATTGACCCTTTCGCAATGTACATCTTTGAATTTAAGCACAACCTATCGAAACAAGATCTTTCAGATATCTGGCAAAACTTATCACCAGAAATTGGAACAAGGATGGAGGAAGCAGAGGCATCAATTTCTCATGAATTGCTAGCTCACGAACTTCTTGGCGGAGGCGCTGTTGTTAAAAACGGAGTCCTTGACGATAACGCCGAAGGAAACGGCATTCCATCAAACATCCAATGGATGGTCTTTAAAGCAAAGAAACGCGCGAAGACAAATTACTTTGATAAAGTAGTGGCTAAAAAAGGGACAACGGAAGATACCTCTTCACAAAAACTTGAAAACGCTCAAGGACAAACAGGTGATGATTTAGGAGTTACCTACAATTGGCCATACGATTTCTTTTCACTCGTAGAACTAGTTAAGATTGATACCGAAATATCATTCGCAAACATTGAGAATGACGACAAGGGACAGAAGTCTATCAAGAAGGTGGAGTCGAAAAAGACTCGTGATCCTTCGATGATTAACAAGGCGAGAGGAAAGGGACGAGCTGAATGACGTTTTTTAACAAAAAAGAAGATGTTCTTAAAATTGAATTAACTCCATACGGGCGCTCGCTTCTCTCCAACGGGAAGTTGATGCCCAAGTATTATGCGTTCTTTGACGACGATATCATCTACGACCTTCAGTATGGTGGAGATACAGAAGATCAAGTCAACATCAAAGAGAGAATATTGGGCAACACTCCTAGCCTAAGGCCACAACGAGACTTGATATCTCCAGAACTTCAACTATCATCATTCGAGCGTGAAGAAGACTCCTCACGTCCTTATTCAAAGATCGCAATGAACTTTCTTACCGAACCTCTCGGAACATCAGATGGTACATTTGAAGAAGCCCCAAGTTGGAATTTGACTTTTCTTCTTGGAGAAATATCAGGTAGTTCTGCTTTTATAGCTCCAACCGGATCCGACACGACTTACACAAAGCGAATACCACAGATTGAAACGACTCTTGAATATACAATGGAGATTAGAAATCAGAGAAATGATTCACCCGTAAGAGGACAGGAGGTATCTCCCAATGTACCACCTTCCAGAGTATATCCAGATGGAACTTATATTAACCTGATTGACGAGCAGATTTTGTGCAAGATTCTCGAAGAGAAAGGATTTTTACAGAAAGACGGCCTAGAAATGGAGGTATTTCTTTACGAAGAAAACGAAGAAACTCCGAAGAAACTCAAGTTCGCACCACGCGAGAAAACCATAGTCGATGGAATGCTCGTGGAAGACAGTGTAGCTATAGTTGAATTAACTCCGGATTACGTAGAATATTGGTTAAACATTGAACTGGATTCAAATATTCCAGACTCTGAAATCTGTAAAGGAGTTCAGAGGCTAAAAGCACAAGACATCCTTGTGGACGTTAATGTTGAATGTCCGGATCTCGAAGGTATAGATTTCGACATTTATAGAACAAGAGTAACAGATGTGGAGGATTGCTAATGTCTAATGTACTTGTTGGTCTCGAGAATCTCCCGAATGCTTTTATTGAAAAAATTACAGTGAGCAACCACAATCGTTTTAATTCAAATATCGCAGTTGAATTATCAATGCACGATATTGAGAAAGATGGATTTTTTGTGTGGTCCGATGATGATCTTATAATGAACTATATGAAGGTCGCGATTATCGCCACATCAAACCAACAGCTGATCGATGGAATCACAGCGGGAATTTTTAGTCCGCTGCCCAACATCATTCGTCGTGGCCCATTTATGACGGACACTTCCATAGTTGAAATCCCAGCTAAAAAATTTAAAAAAGTAAATAACCGTCGATCAATAACAAGAAAGTTTTACAGAAAAGAGTCCATTCTCGTTGCCGAGGACACGCTACAAATGACTTTATTCGTTTTTGCCTATGTTGACTCGGAAGAGTTATCAAAAGCTCTTAGAATAACTCTCACGGGCCCGCTAAAGCAATATTATGGAGCGATTAAGTCTGAGAATGTTTTTGTTAGAGGACAGATTGAACAGACGTCGTTTTTATACAAAGAACGTGACGGCACTATATGGTCTGGTCCTATTCATGAACATAACGGAAAATTCATGGGTGGATCGTACCACACTTCCGAGTCGCATCCGACTCTTACAAGAGAGTCTGTCTTA